AGAGCCACTGCTGACAGGGCTAACAGACTCTGAGCCGCTCTTAGCTTTCGCCACGCCGCCAACGCAGGAATCAGCCGACGACTTGGTTCAACGCATCAAAGCTGACTTGCACCCAGGCCAGCTTGCTTTTGTAGACGACCAATCAACGCAGATTATCGGCCTCTCCGCAGGCTATGGGGCTGGTAAAACCAGAAGCTTGTGCGCAAAAGCCCTGGCCCTTGCTATCGCCAATCAAGGCTTCGTCGGTTGCGTCATGGAGCCAACAGGTCCGCTGATTCGCGACATCTGGCAGAACGACTTCGACGCATTTTTGGAGCAATACGACATCCCTTACAGCTTCAGGGCATCTCCCTTGGCTGAATACGTTTTGCACCTGCCTGGCGGTGATACAAAAATAATTTGCCGCAGTTTTGAAAACTGGTCACGCATCATCGGCTTGAACCTTGCTTGGGTGCTGGCTGATGAGATCGATACCGTTGCGCCATCTATTGCTGAGAAGGCGTTCCCCAAAATCCTTGGTCGTCTTCGCTCTGGCAACGTGCGTCAGTTCGGTGCTGCTTCAACACCTGAAGGTTTCCGCTGGATGTGGAACACCTTTGGCTCAGAGGATGCACAGCAGCGCACAGACAGAAAGCTGATTAAGATGCGCACGGCAGACAATCCTTGGCTGCCCCAAGACTTCATCGAGCGACTCGAAGCAAACTACGATCCCAGCCTTCTCAAGGCGTACCTGCAGGGCGAGTTTGTTTCACTCACAACCGGCCAGGTCTATGACCGCTTCGACCGGGCAAAGCACGTCATAACCGACATCCCAGACGTAAGCCGCGAACCTCTACGCGTCGGCTGCGACTTCAACGTCGGTAATTCAAACGCAGTCATCGGTGTTCGTCTTGGAGAAAAACTTCTCCTGATCGACGAGATCAGCGGCGCACATGACACCGACGCCATGGCCCAAGAAATACAACGCCGAGCTGAAGGACGTCCGGTATATATCTACCCTGATGCATCAGGCGGAAACAGAAGCACGAATGCCTCGCGCACTGACATTCAGATCTTGGAGTCTTACGGGTTCAGTAATCAATCACCAAAGGCCAACCCTCCCATCCGTGATCGGGTGGCTTCTGTTCAAGCTTTGTTGGAGAACGGGAAAGGCCAGGTAAGGTTGCAGGTTGCTGCCAACTGCAAGCGAACCATCGAATGTTTAGAGCTGCAGTCATATTCAGAGTCAGGCGACCCCGATAAAGATGCGGGTTACGATCACATGAATGATGCGCTTGGCTATCTCATCTACCGGGATTTCTCAATGCTCCATGCCCGCGCTGGTCGTGGTACTGGAATCAGGCTTTACTAAACTGCGAGCATTGGGCGGGATTTAGCTGTGTATTCAGGTTCCGGTTTTTCTGGCCGTGTCCGCGTTAGCACCGAAAGGACCGTTGATGCACCGAACAATTCTTGGGTGCGAATGGAACCTGGATGGCTGCTCATCGAGCAGATGATGAAGGGAACGCGGGGAATCCGCCAAGGTCATAGAAAATTTTTGCCGCAGTTCCCCCGAGAAAGCGACGAAAGTTACGATAATCGCCTCCAAAAGAGCGTTCTTAGCCCCTTCACAAAACGCCTTGAATTGATGTTGGCGGGCATGTTGACTCGCAAGCCCGTACGCCTCACAGATGTCAGCGATGTTGTCACTGAGCAGCTTTTTGACGTTGATTTGCAAGGCAACGACTTACAGCAATGGCTTTTCAACACTGCCCGGGTTGCTTTGAGGTACGGCCACGTTGGCGTTTTAGTAGATGCACCTGCTGCAGGTCAAAACGGCAGGCCCTACTGGGTTTCGTATTCTCCAAGAGAAATCTTGGGCTTTAGGACTGAGATAGCTGAGGGCGAGCAGAAGCTCACGATGCTGCGCCTTGCTGAAACCATCACGGTGCCAGATGGTAAGTATGGGGAGAAAAATGTGGAAAGGGTCAGGGTGCTCACCCCTGGCGCTTATGAAATCCACGAAAAAGACGAAAAGGGCGACTACAACATTGTTGATGAAGGGCGCACCAGCCTGAGCGAGATTCCCTTTGCTGTTGCTTACGCCAACCGCACTGGTGTCTTGGAGTCAATGCCGCCGCTCGATGACATTGCAGAGCTGAACCTGCAGCACTATCAGGTCTCTTCAGATCTCTCGAATATCCTCTCAGTCAGTGCAATCCCGCTGCTTGCGATTTACGGGTTCCCGCAGTCAGCGGAAGAGATCAGTGCTGGCGCGTCGGAAGCCTTGGCCCTTCCTGAATCTGCCAGGAGCGAATACATAGAACCCTCTGGCAACAGCTTTGATGCGCAGTTCAAGCAACTGGAGCAGATCGAGAACAAGATCAATGGCCTAGGTCTGGCTGCTGTTCTCGGGGCCAAGCTTGTTGGTGAAACTGCAGAGGCCAAGCGCATTGATCGCAGCCAAGGCGACAGCACCATGATGGTGGTGGCTCAGCAGATGCAGGACATGATCGACAACTGCCTGCGCTTCCATGCTGAATACATGCAAGAGTCAGTGGCAGGTAGCAGTCAGGTCAACCGCGACTTCCTTGGTCAACGCCTTGAGCCTCAAGAGATTCAGTCACTGTTGCAGCTCTACACCGCTGGCACGATCACTCAGGAGACCTTGCTCAACGAACTTGCCAATGGCGATGTTCTTTCTGAAGACTTCGACATCGAAGAGGAGATCGAGGCAACGCAGACCGGCGGCTTGATCGAAATGCAGCGGCCCGAGCCCGAGCCTGTGCCTGAAACAGAAGCCACAATGCCAGAAGCAGCGCCGGAGGCTGAAGATGAGTTGGCTGGATAATCTGCGCAAACGCAAGCCAGAAGATCCGATGAACCGGCTCTTGTTTTTCTCAAAGCAAGAGCTGACGGAACAGACCTATGCAGTGGTCAGGGTCACTTGGTATTTGCAGGGCAAAATCTGTGGTGTGTCAGAAACGGCGATCGGTCTGTATCAAGAGGATGTGATCGCTGAGTTTTCTGGTCTTGTCGGCAACGCGTTGCGTGCTGGCTGCGATGTCTCGATTGCTTGCATTGACGATCCGCAGTATCTCGGCATTTATGAATCATGAGCACGCCAGCCGAGCTTTACCGCAATGCGATTGACCTCAATCGATATAGCAACGGCGTTTCCAAGCGGATCATTCGGTCATATAACGATCTGCTTGTGGATACTTGTCAACGTCTTGCTGGCCTTGATACTGCTACGGCTCCTGTTAAAGCTCAAAGGCTTACGGCCATTCTCGGGCAGCTAAAAACGGGACTGACGCAATGGGCGGGTGACAGCACGACATTGTCGATTGGAGAGCTTGAGGATCTTGCTGGGGTGCAGGCTGGCTTTGTAGAAGAACAGCTCAGAAAAGCTTTGCCAGAGTCAGCCCGAGATTTAGTTAAGTCGGTTGAGATCAGCCCTAGATTTGCAGAGGCCGTTGCGAGCTTTGACCCAACGCAAGGCGGAATCATCTCGTTGAGCGATGACCTGCAAGCGGCAGTAAGCGGCGCGAGCCAAGCCGTGCGGGTAACGGTTGCTGATGGTGTGACCATGACGCTGCCAAACGGGCAGGTGCTTAAAAGCTCGTTCGAGAACATGGCTGAGCGTGAAGCTGCGGCGTTTGGGCAGGCCGTGCGGAATGGGTTCCTCACGGGCGAATCAACAGAATCGATTACACGGCGACTTATTGGCAGGTTGCAGGAGGGTGACTCGGGCTCGATCTCGCAGCTTTTACGCGCAGGTGGTGCAGCAACAACAAAAGCAAACAACCAGATCCGAACGGTCGTTAGGACGAGCATCAATCAAGTCGCTAACGCAGCGAGCATGAAGGCCTACGAGGCCAACCAAGACATCACGAAAAAGTATCGATACACCGCAACGCTCGATAGCCGTACCTCGCCAATCTGCAGAGCGTTAGATGGAACGGAGCATTTTTACGGCAAAGGGCCGATACCACCACAGCACTTCAACTGTCGTTCAACCACTGTTCCGATCATTGATTACGAGGGCCTTGGGTTTGACCCTCCACCGCCTAGCAAGATTGGGCGGCCTAACAGTGACAAGAACATCCCTGACGGTGAAACTTACGGAGCCTGGCTAAAGCGGCAGCCGAAAGCCGTGCAGGAAAAAGTATTGGGTGACAAGGGTCAAGTCGGTTATTTCAAT